TCGGCGCACGCAACGTTATAACGTTACGCAATGCTATAACATTACGTTGCATTGAGCTGGCAGGCGTTGGCAGGAAGCGCGAGGCGGGGGGACAGGGCCTTGGGCTCTCCGTTAAGAAATACGCAGCCATCACGCAAACTTTTTTATTTTTTATTTTTTGGTGCTATAAAAGACTTTATGTTTGAAAGTCTCCCATACGAACCGCGCCAAATCGCCGCGACAGAGGCGGTGCTAGAGCGCATTTACACGGCCGCGCGAAAGGGCCTGAAAGGTGACGCGCTGGCCTATGCGGCGGGGTTGACGCCGCTGGAATACCGGCGGCTCACGCAACTGGACCCCATCGCGGAGTATGCCGAACAAAAGGGCCGCGCGGAAAGCGAGGCCGAAATGGCGGGCGTGCTGCGAGAAGCCGCCTTGGCCGGCGACACCAAGGCGGCGCTGGACATTCTCAAGCATGTGCATAAGTGGACCGCGCCGCAGTCGGTTCAGGTGCAAGTCGAGCAACGCATATCCATACTGGCGGCGCTGGAAGAGGCTACCGCTAGAGTTATCGAAGGTTCTGTGTTAGATACAGTTGAGGCCGCCGACGCGCCAACGTCGAACGGCCTCTTGAACAACCGTAATGGAGACGGTCGCCATGCACAAAATTACGCACGCCCGATTGAAGAGTCTACTGACTTATGACCCCGACACTGGCTTTTTTACCCGCAACGGGCAAAGAGCTGGATACAGCCATCATAGCGGCTACAGATATGTCGGCGTTGATAGCGAAAAAATAATTGAGCACAGATTAGCGTGGTTCTACGTTTATGGTGTGTGGCCTAGCGCTGATCTTGACCATATAAATCGCGTTCGCTCCGACAATCGCATCGCTAATCTGCGCGAAACGACCCGCGCCGTGAACTGCCAAAACCAGCCGCTTCGCCGGTCAAACAAAAGCGGGCGCACAGGCGTCTACTACCATAAAGTTTCTGGTAAATGGGCGGCTGTGATAAATGTCAACAAACGGCAGATTCATCTCGGAGTTTATGACACCGCGGAAGAGGCCGTTGCGGTTCGGCGTAATGCCGAAATAGCGCACTACCCAAACAGGGCGACAGATGCAGACGACCATATACAGTCCTGAAGACGAGCAAAAACTGATGGCGACCTTTTGGTCGTCTCAGATCAAAAACGACCCGTTGGCGTTTGTTCGGCTTTGTTTTCCCTGGCGGCGCGCCGGGACGCCGCTAGAGCATTTTGACGGCCCGCGCCGATGGCAGGTCGAGGTGCTAAAGGAGCTAAGGGACCACATCGCCGCGAATAACGGCCGTATCGATTACCAGACATTTCGTATGGCTGTGTCCTCCGGCCGCGGCATCGGCAAGTCGGCGCTGGTTTCTTGGCTTATTATTTGGATGGTGACGACGCGCATAGGTTCGACCGTCATTGTGTCGGCTAACTCGGAAGCTCAGTTGCGCTCGGTCACTTGGGCCGAGATTACTAAGTGGTTGAGCATGGGGCTCAACTCACATTGGTTCGAAATCAGCGCTACGCGTATATCCCCGGCTAAATGGTTGACTGAGCTTGTCGAGCGCGACCTGAAAAAAGGTTGCCGTTATTGGTCTGTAGAAGGCCGGTTGTGGTCAGAAGAAAACCCCGACAGTTATGCAGGCGCGCATAATATGGACGGTATGATGCTGATCTTTGACGAAAGTTCGGGTATTCCAGACTCAATTTGGAGCGTTGCCAGTGGGTTCTTTTCTGAAAATACTCCTAATCGTTTCTGGCTTGCTTTTAGCAACCCCCGCCGAAACTCAGGATATTTCTACGAGTGCTTCAACTCCAAGCGCGACTTCTGGCGAAACAAGGTTGTTGACGCTAGAGGCGTGGAGGGAACTGACAAGGCCGTTTATCAGCAGATCATCGACGAATATGGACCCGACTCCGCACAGGCGCATGTGGAGGTCTACGGCGCGTTCCCGAACGCATCGGATGACCAGTTCATACCGTCATCGCTGGTCATGGACGCGCAGTCACGGCCGCCATCGCAGGACCAGAGCGCACCGATAGTGGTGGGCGTGGACCCGGCGCGGTTCGGGGCAGACGCGACGGTCATCGCCATCCGGCAGGGCCGCGACATCATCGGCATCCGACGCTACCGGGGCGACGACACTATGGAGGTGGTGGGGCGGGTGATCGACGTAATCGAGGAGTTCAAGCCCACGCTGGTGGTGGTGGACGAGGGCGGGCTGGGAGCGGGCGTCGTCGACAGGCTCAAGGAGCAACGGTATAAGATCAGGGGCGTCAACTTCGGGCAGAAGTCGGCCAAGCCCATCATGTTCGGAAACAAGCGCGCCGAGATGTGGCACGCCATGCGCGAGTGGCTGAAGACGGCGTCGATCCCCAACGACCGTTTCCTGAAGTCGGACCTGACCGGGCCGATGATGAAGCCGGACAGCAAGGGGACCATCTTCCTGGAGAGCAAGAAGGACATGAAGGCCCGCGGGCTGGCCAGCCCCGACGCGGCCGACGCTATCGCCGTCACGTTTGCCTACCCCGTCGCGCACCGCGAAGCGCGCCCGATGGACAGGCGACCGCGACTAAGTTATGGTGGCGGGGCAAATTCTTCTGGCTGGATGGCCTCTTAATGGCAAAATCTGTCTCTCTATCCGTAGGGCGCGGCGAGAAGCTGCCGACGAAGCAGGGCGCTGGCCTGACCGCCAAGGGACGCCAGAAATACAATGCTGCGACGGGCAGCAAACTGAAGGCCCCCGCGCCAAACCCCAAGACGGAAGCCGACAAGGGGCGTAAAAAGTCCTTTTGCGCCCGTATGGGCGGCGTTGTCGCCAAGTCAAAGAACGCCGACCGGGCCAAGGCTAGCATGAAGAGGTGGAACTGTGGCAAGTAAGCCCGGACTCTACGCCAATATTGCCGCCAAGAAGGCCCGCATCAAGGCGGGCTCGGGCGAGAAAATGCGCAAGCCGGGCGCTAAGGGCGCTCCGACGGCCGACGCCTTCAAGCAGTCCGCCAAGACAAGGAAAAAGTGATGCCCCTAGTCAAGTCAAGCAGTAAATCTGCCTTCCGAAAGAATATAGCGGCTGAAGTAAAAAGCGGAAAAAAACCGGCTCAAGCCGCCGCGATTGCCTACAGCGTCAAGCGCGCAGCGCCCAAAAAGGGCGGCATGAGCAAGGGCAAGTCTTGTGGCAAATGACGTAACCGCCGCCGGCAAGGTATCTGACAACCCGGACGATGACCGTCTGGCCACCATGCGCCATCGCTTCACGGTGGCGCAGACGGCTTATAGTGACAGCCGCGAGGATGAACTAGACGATCTTCGGTTCATGGCCGGTTCGCCTGATAACGCTTGGCAGTGGCCGGCAGACGTGCTGGCGACCCGTGGCGCGGTGCAAGGACAGACGATCAACGCGCGACCGTGCCTGACGATCAACAAGCTTCCGCAGCACGTGCGCCTCGTCACCAATGAGCAGCGCCAAAACCGCCCCACGGCGCGCGTCATCCCGGCCGACGAGCAGGCCGACCCCCGCGTGGCGGAAATCTTCGACGGCATCGTGCGGCATATTGAGTATATGTCCGACGCCGACGTGGCCTATGACACCGCCTGCGACAATCAGGTCACTTACGGCGAGGGCTATATCCGTATTCTTACGGAATATACGAAGGAAGACTCCTTCGATCAGGACATTCGTATTGGCCGCGTCCGTAGCTCGTTCTCGGTCTACATGGACCCGATGATCCAAGACCCCTGCGGCCAAGACGCCAAGTGGTGCTTTATTACGGAAGACATCCCCAAGGCTGAGTATGAGCGCATGTATCCCGACGCCACCCCGGTCACGGGGATGATGTCGCAGGGCGTGGGCGACCAAAATCTGTCTCAGTGGCTCACGCAGGAAACGGTTCGGATTGCGGAATACTTCTATATTGAGCACCGAAAGGCGTCACTGAATCTTTACCCCGACAACATCACGGCTTTTGACGGGACGCCGGAGGACAAGCGCCTCAAGGCGGCCTATGGCAAGCCGTTGCGCTCGCGCGAGAGCGACCGCCGACAGGTCAAGTGGATCAAGACCAACGGCTACGAAGTGCTGGAAGAGCGCGACTGGGCGGGCAAATATATCCCCATCGTCCGCGTCGTCGGCAATGAGTTTGAGGTGGACGGGCAGCTTTACATCAGCGGGCTGGTGCGCAACGCCAAGGACGCCCAGCGCATGTATAACTACTGGGTCAGCCAGGAAGCCGAGATGCTGGCGCTGGCGCCCAAAGCGCCGTTTATCGCCTATGGCGGTCAGTTCGAGGGATATGAGAACAACTGGAAGACCGCCAATACGAACAACTGGCCTTACCTTGAGGTAAATCCTGATGTCACCGATGGGGCCGGAAACCCCCTCCCCCTACCTGAACGCGCCCAACCTCCGATGGCTCAAACGGGCCTTATCCAAGCGAAAGTCGGGGCCGCAGAAGACATTAAATCGACCACCGGC